ATCCACTCGTTGTTAAACCTCGTCTCATTCTTAACTACGAAATCCCAATTTAATACCTCTGAGGCGAATTGTATAGCTTCGTCCTCCATCTCTAAGCCTTTGTCAGTGTAACGGCTTGAGAACTCTTTATAAATGCCTAATTCACGCTCTTTAAATAAGTCCTGAATGTAACTTTTTGCCGTTTCTGATAATGTTTCGCTTTTTGTTCTCGGGTCTGTCATCAGCTTTCCAAGTGATGAACATCTAAATAGTAATTCGCTCATAATAATTTTAATGCTGACTTTTGCAAATCGGTTAACTCAAATTTAAATAAATCTTCTTTTTTCGCCTTTCCGTCATTCACTGCGATAATAGCCTTCTCAAATCGTTCGTTTGATATCGGTTGTTTAACGACTTTTGCAGCTTCATTTCCATCGTCATCAACAGCCTGCATTGATAACAGCGATTGTAAAGTTCCTCTCCGATAATAAGTTATGGAAGCAATTAATTTTTGAGGGTCTGTAATCTCAGGAAGTTTTAAAATGCTTTCAATTTTGTTTCCGCTTTCAATATCTATTATCTGAGTACACACACAGCCATCTAAGATAGGTTGTAAGAGTATTAAACCGTATTTTAATAGGATTGGTTCGGTTGCTTCTAAAATAGCGTTTAAATCCGCGTATCTTTTTTTAAAAAATGGATTATCACTTCCTTTAACAACTTTCCCTATTTCATGTTTAGCTAAATGTAGCTTGAAATAAATTCCATTTGGTTTTGGTAAATTAATTAAATTGTCTACTTCTTTAACTGCATTTTGCTTTGAGATTTCCAAGTAATCTTCAAAACTTAATTTTTCTTCTGTACTCATTTGACTTGTTTTAGTTTTGTCTTACAAATATAAACTTTCTTTTTATATAAACAATACTTATTTTAATTTATTTTTATAAATGTTGATTATTTCTTTTAGCTCATCAATGCTGTACTTCTTTTCAGCGTGTGCAATACTATCTAAATATTCGAGTTTTGCTATTCCGTATTTTCGTATAAATCCAATCCTGTAATTATTCGGGTCTCCGCTCAAATCTTTGTTGCAAGGTCTAGAACATTGACTATTTACATTAAGTTCATTAAATCGCACGTTTGCGTGTCCTCCTGCACTCCATAAATGCCCCGCATCACAATTACCATCTTTAATTACTTTTCCGCAGCTTATACAGTTTAAACCTTCGTCTCTTTGTCTTATCCACTTATTAAAAACTTGTTGAGAAATTTTAAGATAGTCCTGCAAAGTAAGCATATCTTTTTTCAGCTTTGATTTTCTTTCGCTCCATTCTTTTGAGTCGCTTTTTTTCTTTTGTTCGAGTTTTTGTAGGGCTTCGATTAGCTTACAGTCGCTGTTCCAACAATATTTTTCTAACGAACTAAATCTCGGTTCAAATGGTTGGCGGCATTCCTTGCATTTTTTGCTCATATCCCATTCATTAAATTAGCGTTTATTTCTTTTAACTTTTCCATCTCAAAACTCGTTATTTTTAATCATTAATAAATTTAATTGACTTTTCTTCTCCTTTATTATTCCTGTTCTCAATTCATCAACTGTATCAAATGGGCTTTTACCATCGTGATAATATCTGTTCGATTTTCTATCAAATTGAATATTCTCTATGTCACCTGGAATACCAACTAATTTTTGCTTTTTAATCTTTTGACTTCCAAAAATAACAGCAGTACTAGAAAAATCCAATGCTCTTTCAGGTCGCCAAATATACATAACGTTATCAGCTTTATCAGCAAATGTACCACCACCTTTAATTCTGTTCGTGTCAGGTCTTAAATAACGTCCTTGTCCGTCTTTTTGTGGCGTTAATTGGTGAGCAACAAGGTTTACACTGATTGAATTCTTTACTGCAAACTTCTTTAATTTTGACATAAACCTTGAAATATACAAATCTTCTCGTTCTCCTCGTTCCATTTTATGTTCAACCGTGTTGTAAGGGTCAATAATTAAACCTCGAACACCGTATTTTTTTACTAAAAATTGCGCTTTATCCAAAACATTATCAAATTCAAAGTTATTCTCAGGATAAATTACAAAAAAATGATTCTTAATAAACTCAGCAGCTTCAAAATAATCAGATTCACTCATTTGATTAGATTTATACAATGGGTCTGAACTCATTCCTATGTACATTTCGATTAGATTATCGTAAAAGTCATTAATTGGCGTGTTCTCAGGACTAAATACAGCCCATTTCCAACCCTCAAAAAATGATTTCAATATACAAAGTGATTCTAAAAATGTTGATTTACCTTCATTTTGATAGCCAGTCCAAATGTTCACATCTGATAAACGCCAAGTAAAATGCTCATCAACTACCTTCCAATAAGTTGAAGAGCCTCTTTGTTTTCCACTTCTAAAAGTATCTAACATAGAATCGAAAACCATATCCACCGTAAATATTCCCTCTATTGGAACTTCTTTTGCCGTTTTAATTAGTTCTGCCAACTTCAAATGATTGTACTTTAAAAGATATTCATTCGCATCTTTACACTCTTTGAAATCTACTAATAAACATTTTTCTTCTCCAAATCTTCGTATTAATTCGTCTCGTAATCTTCTGCCGTTTTCATCGTTATCAGTAGCAATAAAAATCTTCTCGGCTTGTTCAAATATTTCGTAACAATTTGTAATACATTCAAGTTTTTTATCAATGTTTTTATCGTTTACATTTGGAGCACCTTGATTTACAGACGTGGCAAATTCAAATCCTGCTACCTCAAAAGCCATCGCATCAAATTCACCTTCGCAAACTATAATTTCCTTTGAATTTTTGCAGCGGTCGTAATTAAACATTATCGCCTCAGCATTTACAGCTTGTCGAAAATCTTTTTTATCAATAAATCTTTGTTTGTAATTTACTAAAATATCGTTTCTAAGGTATGGAAAAATAACAGATGAACTATCTGTACTCATTGCTATCTTATTGTTCATTACAACGCCCTGAGTAATACCACGGTCAATAAACATTTGTAAACCTTTATCAGAAAGTTTAGTGAAATTCTTTTTTGAAGGTATTGAATATTCTATTTTCATTATTTTAGGTTTTACGCAACCGCTCCAGCCGCATTTGTGACAATTATACAAACCATCGTTCAAATCAATTGACAAGCAAGTATCTTTTGTATGCGTTTTACCAACTGTTACGCAATTAGGACACGCTACTTTTTGATTTGTTCTATTTCCTTTAGGCTCTATTCCTATTTTATTAAATTCTGCTATCATAAGAACATAGATTTTGTAGTTCCAATTTGTCTTACTTCGGAAGTTTTTATAGTTTGAGAATGTAAATATTCATCAGGATAATTTTCTTTTAATGCAATTAATGATTTCCATCCATTTGAAATTGAATTATTAATTATTGCTATTGCAGCTATTTGATTATTTTTTGATTTATTTACCAAATCGTTGAAAGCAATTTGTTCAGTTGATGTTTCTTTATATCTAAAACCGAATTGATTTTGTTTATAACCTATCCAAGTTTGCCAATGAATTTCAAAGTTATTTCCGAAATCTTTATAATCTATTTCATTTACTTTTATTTTCTTTACTTTACTTTGTGTATTACTGTTAGTTTTTTTAGCTTTGAATGGGGTTAATGTAATACATAAACTACTTAAATGTTCACATAAACTATCAAAAGTCATACATTTATTATTTCTCCTTGAATAGGCATCTTGAATACTTTCAATAAACTTATCTGAATAAATTACTTTTTGCTCCCATAATTGAATATTAATTTCACCTAATCTTGATAAATCATTTAATATATCAAAAAGTTTAGTTTCATCAATTTTACATTTGGCACTTAAGAACATAATATTTGTTGAATCGTTCAAGTTTATAAAATGATTGTCTGTTGAAGCTAATGATTCTAATATTTTAAACCACGTTGCGTAACCATCGTTACCATATTTGTGTTCAATAAAGAACATTTTTTTCCCATCACTAATATAATGCGGGAAATAATCTACTGTTTTTCTTTCTGGTCGTGCCATAATTAATTTTTGTAAATGCGAAAAGCCTGTAATCAAGGTGGGTGAGAATACCTTTTCATACAAGCTTTTCAATAAAATTTCCTGAAGCTCTCACCCTTCTATGTCACAAATATACAAATAATATCTAATTAAATAGCAATTGGAAAAGATTTCTCAACGTCTTTATTGTATCTCAATACTTTTATATCTTGTCGTAATCTATAGAAGTTCCAAGCCTTAATTATTAGTGCATTTTTATGCTCTCTATCCATTTTACTTGTGCCTGTTCTATCCTCTATCAATTTGTTTCTAAGCAAATAAATAACGTTGTTTGTAACATCTCTACCAGTACATAATTCGTTAAAAAATAACTCGCAATCGGCTGAACTTTTAGTATTAAAATGAATCATAAAAGAACCAATTAAAGTCGGGCTTATTATCTTGGCAAATTGGTTATAATACACGTATGTTTTGGAAGCAATATCTAAATAATAATCCTCATTTTCTCTAAATTTATTTAACAATTCTACGTTTGTTAATGTAATATTCCCTCTGTTACTTCTATTACCATTACTTAAGGCTTGGGAAAATTGTATCATTGGAGGAATTAAGCTTGAGTATTGAGCGCCCGCAATATGAAATACATCATTTGATGTCCTGGTTGTTCCAGAATCTAATACTACAAATACATCATCATTTAAATCAAATGCAACATACATACTTAATTCAACATTTGCTTTTATAATTGCTCTTAATCTATGTTGACCATCTAACAATTTATTTGTTTTTGATAATTTAATCAATTCTCCAGTGTCGTTTTTCCAATTACCTTTCAGCATTTCATTTGCATATTTAGTAACAATAGCATCTTTAAATTTACGATTGTTTAAATTCATACTCAACATTTGTTCCGCTACTGTCTTGTTGATTTTTACTAATTCTACTCTCATAATGTTTATTTATTTATTTGATTATTAATTAAAATTATTTGTGTTAATATCTTTCCGTTAAGACCAACACAATGATAAAATCCTTTTTCAGATGTTGACAAATAAGAAATAGTATCGAAATTATAAATCGTAATACCTTTCATTTTGCTCACACCATCGTTTTTAACGTAGCCATAAAATTCAAATTTTCTAACGTTGTAAGGAAAATTGATTAACTGAACTTCTAATGTTCGGTAGCGGTTGATTTCTCGTCTTAATGTTCTCATTTTACTAGTTATTATCTTCGTAATTAACTGATTTTACCTTTACTCTGGCACTTCTAAAATTATTAATTCTGCGGATTGTTGACAAGGGTCGTTTAGTGTAAACAATAGTCACCTTCTCGCAGTTGTTTAACTGTGCTTCAATGCTTTTAATGTTCCATAAGAAGATTTCGTCTTTTTGCTGTATAAAATTATCGTACATTTTTAAAGCGTTAATAATTGTCGCGTGGTTTTTACCAAATATTTGACCTATTGCAGCCAAAGAAAGTTTAGTATTTTTTCTAACAAAATTATAAGCTGCTGCTCTTTGATAAACAATTTCTCTTTGTCGTGTTTGTTTCAAAATGCCGTTGCGCTCGCAAATGTAAACCACCTTTTTTAAATCAATTTGTTTCATCTGTAATATCTTTAAATTGTTCATCTAACCACCCTAAAAACGCTCTTTGTATATCGTTTTGTTGAATTATCGTTTCCTTATCTGCTATATCCATAAAATGCTTGTCCTGATTTCTTATCGTTCTCACTACTTCATTTTGTAGCTGTTTCGCCTTGAATCTGAACGGAAAATCTTCAAGTTTATCGGCAACGCTTGGAAGTATTGACATTATAACGGTTAGGTTAAATTGTTCTTTTGTCATTTCGCTACTTGTTGGTTAATAACTTCTAAATAATCAAGGTAAAGAGTTACGTTAAAACTTCCGCCTTTGTCATTCTCGGACTTTTGACCTCTCCAGTGTCTTACCATCTGCGCAAGGTTTGGAGTTAATTTTATAAATGTGTTAATTTTAGTTTTCATCGTTCCGCTATTTTTGTTATTACTCTAATTTTTTGTGAATCTTCCAGGTCGTAATCTTCAACTACTTCTAAAATCTCGGTTAAATTCTTTTCTAAAAATGCAACTTTTTTGGCACATTCACGTTCATTTGTCAAGTCGTTAACTAATACTTCTATTGAGCGTTCAAGTTGCTTAGATGGGTTGTTTTCGTATGCATCAATCATTATACACAACGTGACTAAGGTATCTTTTAATTCTTTCATAATTCTAAAATTTGTGATTTAACATCTCTCCAATAAATTGCTCTTTCGTAATTCTGTGCCTGGACCATTTCTGTACGTATATTCTCAGCTGCAAGTAACGCGCATTGTTTTGTATAATTCAATGTATAATGGTGTTCGCCTCTTTGAACTAAAATCTGAAAAATATTATCCACTAATTCTTCGGCTTTCTCTTTTGGTGTCATAATTCTAAAATTTGTGCTAATGTTTTTTGATAACTGTATTTTAAACGTTTTATTCCTGCTTCAACTATTTCAGTGTCTTTTAAAGTGAACCCGTTTGCCCCTGCGAGACGATTGTAAGCCTTCATAGTGTTTAAACGTTCAATCATACCTTCGTACATATTTAAATAGTCTGAGGCTCTTAAATGAAGTGTTTGTATTTTTTCTAACATAATTTAAAGTTTTGCAAATCCTGCGTTAAATTCTATTCTATCTAATTTATCATTCAAAAATAAATCGTAAAAAACTTCTGCTGTTCCATACGCTTTACCATTGTATTGTAATTCCTTGTCAAATACTGATGTTATAGTCATACTAGTAAATTTTCTTTTTTCAAGTTCTAAAATGTTAACTCCAAAACTTTTTAAATTGTCGTGTGAAGCTGTTCCTTTACTTGTTTGGATTCTCAAAGATTGAACTTTTTTAAGTTCGTTTTTGTGATTAACACACCACGCTTTGAATTCTGATATTGACATTTCTAAATACATATTGTTTTGTTTTGTCTTACAAATATATATAAACTTTTCTTTTATATAACAATAAATCACAAAATAAGTTGAAAAATACGTAGAACTACGTAGATAAACTAAGTAGAACTACGTAGAAAAATGCATTAAAATAGTAGATTAGAATTCTCTTCGTAAGGTAAATAAGAAGTTTTACCGTTCTTTTTTACAGCAATTAATGCTTGCTTTCTGTTTCTCCCTTTTTTATAAGATATGTGGAACCAACTTGCTTTGCCATTTATCGGAAATTCTGCAATCATTTGGTCAAACACAACATTTTCAATTATCCAATCGAATAACTCTTTATCGTGCAAATCAACGTCCATCGCCTCACCTTTACAATGCTGACTTGAAACAGCCCCTCCAATGCGAGAATTCACACGCAGCGAGCGAAACCCACTACTTATATTAATAGGTCGTTTGATGTGCTCTCGGATAGGCTCGAATACATTTTCACACAATTGTATAGCAGCTTCTTTTTCAGTAAATCCCATCTTATTAGATATGCCGTGTTTCACCGCAGTAGATGAACGCTCGAATTCTTCAATGGTGACGTGTTTCGATAGTATCATTTTACTACTTTTTGAGCGTGAAATAATGCCTTGCCGCCAAATATAGCAGCACCAACTGACAATAAAGTGATTCCAAGCGGAGCCGTAACAACTCCTAATGTTAGAATGGTTGCACAGGCAACACCGATAGCCGTTGCAATTTTACCTTTTTTACGGTCTGATAAAGGCGTTCTTGTCTTAATTCGTTCGATTAAATTCATGTTTTTTTTATTTTTACGGTTAATTTTTCGGGAATAATAGCAAATAAATGTGAAGGTGATTCCGTTTTATTTTCGCTTTTTTGTTGGTTACGGATTTCATACATCCTATCACTCCAGCAATCCTCAAGTTTCGTTTCTAAGTTATTCACTCGTATAGTAGTAATCGAGAGCCAAGCGCACAACACTCCCGTCACTCCGTATTTTTTAGTAATTTCTGCTATTTCATTCATTATATCTTATGGTTTCAGCTTCAAAGTTAATAAAAAGTACGTTGACTCTTGAATTTATCCGCTACTTTACATTTTAAAACCGCTTTTCTGCTGAAATCTTTGTACTCAACTTCTGGACTTTCCGATACGATAACGGGCAAATCTAAATATCTATACGAGTGATTGTGAGCGTTATAATCGGATATGAATAACTCATTTTCCGAGATAAAAAACAGCTCTAATAACGGGCGTAAAATACATTCGTTTTCAGGGTCTGTTATAATTTCGTAGTCGTTTAGATTTTCTCTGATTACTCGCTTCATTTCTCTATTGTCGTAGATAATATTGTCGATTG